GATACTGATGATCTGACTGAAGGATCTACCAACCTCTACTTCACTGAGGAGAGAGTTGATGATCGTGTTGCCAACCTGATTTCTGGCGGCACAGGTATTTCGGCAACGTACGATGACAACGGTAACCTGTTGACTCTGAGTGCAGTTCCCGCAGACATCAATACTGACAACCTCACAGAAGGTTCTACGAACATCTTCTACACTGAGGGACGCTTTGATACAAGTCTTGCCACTAAGGATACTGGCGATCTTACTGAGGGAACAAACCTTTACTACACAAATGCTCGTGCTGACGCAAGAGTTGATAATGGATTCTCTACTAAGGATACTGGTGATCTTGCAGAAGGAACCAACCTTTATTACACACAGGCTCGTGTTGATGCCCGTATCGGTGCTCTTGCTGCTACTACCGCACAAGGTGCTCTGGCAGATACCGCTACACAACCAGGCGATCTGGCAGATGTAGCAACCACTGGATCTTACAATGATCTGATTAACAAACCTACATTGTTCTCTGGTGCATACGCTGACCTGACTGGCAAACCCACTCTGGGTTCTGCTGCTGCTACTGACAGCACTGCATATGCAACTGCTGCACAGGGTACAAAGGCAGACGCTAATGACACTGACATTGATGACATCTACACCGCTCTCAACGCGATTGGTAATGACGCTTCTGTCACAACTGTGGCACAACTCAAGGCAGCACTTGCCGCTCTCACACGCTGATAACTAATGGCTAATCCAACAAGTAAAGCAGAACTCAAGGAGTATGCGCTCCGTAGATTGGGCAAACCAGTCTTGGAAGTTAATGTATCTGATGACCAAGTTGATGATGCTCTCGATTATACTATCGAGATGTTCCAAGAGTTCCACTACAGTGGTAGTGAAAAAGTTTTCCTGAAGCACAAATTCTCTCAGGCAGAGATTGATGCGTTTAGGTCAGACACTACGGAAACTGTTGGTAGCAATGAGTTCTATACACAGAACAATTTTATTACAGTTCCCGACCACGTAACTTCTGTCAACGGTATCTTCTCTTTCCAAGATAAAGGTACTCAGAATATGTTTGACATTCGTTACCAGTTGAGACTGAATGATTTGTTTGATTTTACATCAACACAGTTCTACCATTATTTTATGATTCAATCTCACTTGGAGACTATCAACTTCCTGCTGGAAGGTATGAAACCTACAAGATATAACCAAGTCAATAATCGTCTGTATATTGATATGGATGTTTTATCTGATGTTCGTGAAGATGAATATATTATTATCGATTGTGTACGTGCACTTGACCCTGCTAACTGGTCCAAAATCTACGGGACAATGTGGGTTAAAGATTATTCAACTGCACTAATCAAAAAGTATTGGGGTACCAACCTGACGAAGTTCCAAAACGTGCAACTTCCTGGTGGTGTTACCCTCAATGGCGAAAAGATCTACAGTGATGCTGTTGAAGAACTGCAAGCACTGGAAGAGAAACTTCGTGCTACATACGAAATGCCACCCCTAGATATGATCGGATAAAATGGCAACTAATTCCTATTTCACTCAAGGTACAACTGGCGAGCAGCAGCTCGTGGAGGATCTTGTCGTCGAACAAATTAAAATGTTCGGGACAAACGTTTATTATATCCCCAGAACTTTGGTGGGTGAGGATCAAGTTTTTGGTGAAGATGCTCTGTCTTCTTTTGACTCAGCATATCTAATTGAAGCGTATTTAGAAAACGTTCAAGGATTTGGTGGAGATGGTGATCTCTTCTCCAAGTTTGGTGTTCGCATTTCAGACCAGGTAAACTTCATCATTGCACGTAAGAGATTCCAAGATCTCGTTGATGATAATACAACTCTGGTTGTAGAGGGGAGACCTAATGAAGGTGACCTCATATACTTCCCGCTGGCAGGTAAGTTGTTCCAGATTCAATATGTTGAGCACGAACAACCTTTCTATCAGTTAAACAAGATTCACGTTTGGGGTCTCAAGTGTGAGCTGTACGAATACAGCGGCGAAGACCTCGACACTGGCGTCGAAGCAATCGATGTCATCGAACGCAATCTGGATCAGACCATTACCATCAACTTTGCAGAAGGTGGTACTGGTACATTTACTGTTGGTGAAGTTATTGTTGGTGGCACATCCAACGTTCAGGCAGAAGTCAAGTCGTTCGATAGTGCAAATAGACAGCTGCAGGTTTACAACAGAACAGGCATCTTTACTATTCCCGAAACCCTCACAGGTCAAACTTCTGGTGCTGCCTGGACCACTAGCAGTTACAATACTCTAAATAATACAAATTCGGAATACGATCAAAATCAATTATTTGAGACTGAGGCAGATTCCATTCTTGACTTTACGCAATCCAATCCCTTCGGTGAAATCGGAGGCGCTAACTAATGCTAGGTACATACTCTTACAATGAAATCTTTAGAAAGACTGTAGTTTCTTTCGGTACACTCTTCAATAACATCGAGATCAAACGGACCAGTGGATCCAAGACCGAAGTTATGAAGGTGCCTTTGGCATATGGTCCTAAAGAAAAATTCCTTGCTCGTTTGAGACAGGTTGGTGATCTGACAACCAAAGATGCTATTCAGATTACCTTGCCTAGAATCTCGTTCGAGATCTCTGGATTCTCTTACGACACATCTAGAAAAGTTTCACCTACACAGGTGCTCCGTCACGTTCAGGCAGACGGTAAAACTAAGAAATCCTTTATGCCAGTTCCATATAATGTGGATTTTGAATTGGCAATTCTGGCAAAGAACCAGGATGATGGTCTGCAAATCCTAGAGCAGATCCTTCCGTTCTTCCAACCATTCTTCAACATCACGATCAATTTGGTTCCTGAACTTGGAGAAGCAAAGGATTTTCCAGTATCTCTCAACTCAGTATCTTATGAGGATGATTATGAGGGAGACTATACAACACGTAGAACCCTGATCTACACACTGTCGTTTACCGCTAAGACTTATCTGTACGGTCCTGTTTCCGATACAACCGATAAGCTTATCAAGAAGGCAATCGTTGATACGTCAACACAAGCAAAACGCACTGCTCCTCGTGAACAGCGTTACACAGTTGAACCTGATCCAATTACAGCAGATCCAGACGACAACTTTGGTTTTAATGAACTATTCAGTGAATTTACAGATGGACTCTCAAGAAACCCAGTCACAGGACAAGACGAGTAAGTTTCAAAAGTACGAGGGTATTGAAGATGCTCTTGATGTTGAAACAACAATCGTACCAGCAGAGAAAAAAACTGCTGAGATAGTTCCTGCTGCAACGACAGAACAAGTTTCCAAAGACTATGAATATACTCGTGGGAACTTATACTCTTTGATTGAAAAAGGTCAAGAGGCAGTCGATGGTATTCTTGAGCTAGCACAAGAGTCTGATTCACCTAGAGCATATGAAGTCGCTGGCAATATGATTAAAAATATTGCTGACACTACAGACAAACTTATTGACCTGCAGAAAAAGATGCAGGAATTGGAAGAAGGTCCACAAGGCAAGGCAGCTCAGAACGTCACCAATAACACTATGTTCGTTGGTAGCACAGCAGAACTTGCCAAGTTTCTGAAACAACAGAAACAAAATGATAAATAGTACACACCACCCTGTAATCAGAAATGGATAGAGTAAGAGTAATGGCTGCCGAGGTTACTCTCAGTAGTGCAGTTAACCTGAGCAAAGCAACTGCTGTACGTGTTGTGAATGACACGAACGCTACTATTGTTTTGACTATTGATGATGCCGCAGTGGTTTCTGCCCGTGGCGATGGCACCAAGTATGTCGCACTGGGTGCACGTACTGTCAGTATTGAGTCAGGCGGTGTTATGTATCTTGAGAAAGATGCACTCGAAACCATTGATGGTAACGGACTGAAGTGTACTAAAGTTGCTCGACAGTGATGGAAAAACAACCAGAACAAGAACCGCAGCAGCAAAAAGGTGCAGGTGGTAAAAATAATCAAGTTAAGAAGCAAAAACAGATGCTTGATCGTAGGCAACTGATGCTCAACTTGAGACGACTTCAACTACAAAGAAAGACTGTCCAGAGAGGAGGTAGTACGGATATGATGATGCAAACCCAATCTTACTTGATGCCGTTCGGAACCTTCATTGCTGAGGGTGGTCTCGCACGTGCAATGGACAAAGCAAAGAAAAAAGATACTGGTCACATCTCTGCTGACCGTGGAAGTGACGAAGGAAAGAACCGTGAAAAGCGTAAGGGTCTTGAGAAAGATCTTAAGAAGCACGGTATCGGTCACAAGAAAGGCGTCGGTGAATATAAGTATGCCGATGGTAAAACTGGTCGTGAAGTTTCATACCACACGTCCAAACCTGATAAGATGTCAAGACGCCGTTTCGGTAAAGTGATGCGTCGATTGGGCAGGAAACACGATCAAGAATCCGTGATTACCAAAAAGCCTGGTAAAGATGCTAAACTACATTATACCGAGAAAGGAAGCAAGGCTAAGTCTGATTCCATCGGTAAGGCAAAAGGCGGAAAACATCCTGAAGGATATGGTGAAACATCATCCACAAAGGTGAGATCTGCTAAACTACCTAAGAAAACCAAAGACAGGAAATTTCACTATGGCTGAGCATCGTGCAGACGGCACCTATGAGTGTCAGTATTGCGGTTTAACTTCTCCCAGAGGACATTGGCGTCCTAAGACTTGGATTGAGAAGCACGAAGAGAACTGCCCTTCTAACCCCAAACATAATCAAGAACGATGAAATCTTTCGCTGAGTTCCACGAATTCGATGAGGGTGTAGCCTTAAAGGTTGCCCGCGTTATTGATAGGACAAATCCTCCTATTGGTAGACCGTCTATTCGTAGAAAAATGAGTCACGCTCTTAAAATGAAAGAGATTGACGATACAGTGAAACGTAACAAGAAGAGAAAATATTCTGGCAATGCTGCTGCTGATGTTAAGGAAGGTAAGGACTACTGTGATTGTGGGTGTGACTGTGGAAAGAAGATCTGTGAGAAGTGTGGTAAATCACATAAACCCGAGAATGTAAAGGAAAGTGCTTGGCAGCGCAAGGAAGGTAAGAACAAAGAAGGTGGTCTGAACGAGAAAGGACGTAAGTCTTATGAACGCGAGAATCCTGGTTCAGATCTGAAAGCACCTCAACCTGAAGGTGGTCCTCGTAAGAGATCTTTCTGTGCCCGTATGGGTGGTATGAAAGGTCCAATGAAAGACGAAAAAGGAAGACCTACACGTAAAGCACTCGCGCTCAGAAAGTGGAAGTGCTAACTTAGTAAATAGTGATATAATTTAAGTATCTGGATGATACCACTATGATAGGTTTATACCTAGTCCTCATCGCTGTATCTCTGCTCTTCGCTGTAGCAGGTTATGATGCAACGATGAGGTTATTTGCATATGTGGATCTAGAGATGCGGTATACCTGGGTAAGGTTTAGAATTTATCTAATGAGGAGGAAACTCAAGCGATCTTTGCTTAGAGACACCGCAAAATTCAAACAACTCATCAAGGAGACTAATCCAAAATGACCGCTGAAAAAGAGCTGTCCGATCTGTTTATGAGCAGAACGGAATGCCCGAAATGTGGCGCAACTTGGATCAATGGCGAACACCGTTGGTCTGGAACTGGTGTACGAGGTAACGAACTTGATCTTGCTGGTCTTGTCTGCAATAGACTGGCAGATCCACAATGCATAAATCCAAAGAAAGGCGCTGTGGGGGGCGACACTTGGGATAAGCGTATAGAAGATCTTAATAAATTTGGTAAAAAGTATGGTGAAGGTGAAGAGCAGTGGTGGAATAAGTCGTAGAGAGGAATGATTGGGCTACCGAGAGAGGCACCTGAACATAAAATCTAATCAGTGTGCGTCTCTCTGGTATGAATGGTTTGCGTTATTTGAAAACACCAATACAAAACACAGTGAAGCAACCATAGAAGCGAGAAAAAAATGGTGCAAATGTGTGCAAGAATTCGGTGAAATGGTTAGTGAGGAAGTCAAAACAAATCCTCGTTACACATCAGTCAGGAAGATATAGATATATTAGTTGCAAATACTCAATGAAGTTTTTCTTTGCACTTCTCGCTACACTTTTCTTTTCTGCACCTGCTTGGGCTGTAGACGTTCAAATGGGTTACGAAGGTAATCTGGTATTTGAACCAGCAGAAGTAACTATCGCCGCAGGTGAGACAGTTCATTTTGTTAACAATATGCTTCCCCCACACAACGTCATTGTGGAGGACCGCCCAGATTTAGGTCACGAGTCTCTGGCAATGCTGCCTGGAGAGGAGTTCGACATTGTTTTTAACGACGCTGGTGACTATACTTATTGGTGTGCCCCCCATAAAGGTGCGGGTATGATCGGTACAGTTCACGTAGAGTAATGTCTCACCGCTTTGAAAAACTGGATCCCCCTCATTGTCTAACCAAAGAGGAAGCCCAGTATATGATTGATAAAGCGATCACAAGACACAACCGTAACGCATCTCTGATTTCGATATGGTTGGGATCTATTGTTTTCGCTGGATTTCTTGATGGAATGCTTAGGATGGTGGGCAAAATCCCACCATTCGCAGGGATAGATATTAACATCATCAAACCTATTGTCGATCAACTTTCAGTATGAAAAAGAAGTCGAAAAAGCATCAAATCAAATCCCAGTGGTATTACATTTTTTGGGGCATCGCAACCATAGCGGTTGTTGGTGGACAGATCTATGTGGGCTCTGGGTACCGTGATATGTCAACTTCATTCAAGGGGTATGTAGAAAATGCTAGTTGTCGTCAGACACCTAGTGAACAATGAGTTCTTTCTAGGCGGTCTCTGCTTTCTCCTGGTTTTTGTACCTATCATTGGTATGCACCTAGTGCACAAATATGGTTGGGAACACTGGGAACCTTTCGTGAGGAAGCATAAATGAAAACATTCAACACCGCAATTCTTGATTTAACAGTCAACATAATCGACTATCTTTACAGAGGTAGATTCTTTCAGCGGTTCTGGGTACTCGAAGTAATTGCACGAGCACCATACTTTGCCTTTCTAAGCGTGCTTCATTTTAGGGAGTCTTTAGGTCTAAGGACCGAGACACACTTTTACCTAATGAAAGAACACTTTGAACAAACGGTAAATGAAACAGAACATCTACAAGAAATGGAGAGACGTGGAGGAGCTGATCATTGGATTGATCGCTTTCTCGCTTATCATCTGGTTCTTGTCTACTATTGGAGTAACGTGGTCTATTATCTTCTTGCTCCAAAGTATGCTTATCATCTAGCAGCAGAAGTCGAGAAACACGCAGTAGATACATATTACAACTACTGGCGTTATCACGACACCAATGATACCAGAATCCAAGAGATTATGGAAGATGAGCAGAAACATTATGATGAACTCCTAAAAGCAATGGAGATGATCTAATGCGTCCACACTACACTATCAACAAAACAAAATGAAAGTCGGAATGATTGGTCTGGGTCGTATGGGCGAGGGTATGTCTCGCCGTATGATCAAAGCAGGTATTGAAGTTCACGGTTACAGAAACAACTATGCGAAAGCTGAAGAACAATTTGAGAAGGGTTATATCAGTGGATGTGCCACTTCTCTGGAAACTCTTGTTCAAGTAATAAAAGAAAAGAAGGCGGTCTATGGTGAAAAGTCTGGTGATACTATCATCACAGAACAACCAGGCATTTTTATGCTGGTCGTACCCGCTGAAACAGTAGAGGAGACAATCAATGAGTTACTACAATTTTGTAGTGAAGGAGATATTATTATTGATAACGGCAATAGCAATTTTAAGGACTCTCGCAAGAGGGCAGAAAGGTTGGCTAAGCTTGGTATCCAATATATTGACTGCGGCACTAGCGGTGGTGTTTACGGTCTGGACCGTGGATACTGTCTTATGGTTGGTGGTGCAACTACTGCAGTATCCGCCTGCGCTCCAATCTTTAGGGCACTCGCACCAGGTATCGGCGCTGCAACCAGAACTAATCCTCTAGATTATTACGAGACTAGCAGTGAGCACGGTTGGTTGCACTGTGGACCACCAGGTGCAGGTCACTTCGTGAAGATGGTCCACAACGGTGTAGAGTATGGCATTATGCAAGCCTACGCTGAAGGTTTCAACATTATCCACGAGGCAAATGCAGGATCACAATACGTCAAAGAAGGAGACGCTGAGATTGCGCCTATGGCGGATCCTGAGTCCTATTGCTATGACATTGACACTGCTGAAGTGGCTGAGCTTTGGAGGCGTGGTAGCGTTGTTGGTTCTTGGTTACTTGACCTTGCCGCTGATGTACTACGGAGCGATCACGAGCTTAGCAAGTTTGATGGGGGAGTTAGCGACAGTGGTGAAGGTCGTTGGACTGTTCACGCTGCTGTGGATCTTGGGGTTCCCACTCCTGTCCTTAGCACTGCACTATTTGAGAGGTTCAACTCTCGAAGACTAGGTAACTTTGCAAACCGAGTTCTCAATGGAATGCGATTCAAATTTGGAGGACATAACGTTAGATGAAATCACAATTCACACTGTTCCTATGCTTTGTACCTCTTGCGGTTATCTACATAGTAATGAAAGTTGCAGTGTGGATGTCCGCCATCAATGCTGAATCGGATTATGTCAGAAAAGAACCTCTACGAAAACGAGGACCCTATTTGGAGAACCCGTATGCAGATGTTGATGAGGAAGAAGAGGAATTTGGAGATCGCACAGACTATAGATAGTGCACTCGAAGAATATTATTCGGAGCAGGGAAAACCTGTTCCGAATTGGAAGTACAACAAAAATCCCCAATGGTGGATTGATTATCTTTCGTCCCTCGATATAGGTCCTAACAATGAACTTCTCTGATGTCTTACTTTGGGCAGCAGTACCCTTTGTACTATCCACAATCTATTTCGGGATACGAAAAGGTGAAAATGATTACTATGACTCAGACAACTATGATGGAAACGGAACAGCGCACTAAGCAGTTAGTTATCTTTGGTGCGACTGGTGACCTCTGTAAGAAGAAACTTATCCCTGCACTCCACAAACTTTGGGAGCAAGGTCTTCTTGAGAACAATCTTTTAATTACTGGTACTGCTAGGAGAGAACCTACTGTACAGCAGTGGAAGGAATCTCTTGGAGATTATCCAGAAGAATTCTTCCATCATCTTGATTACCAACCATCTGACCTGACTAAAGTAGAAACTCTACAGAACTTGCAGCAGGCAGAAGATGTAACCTATTTTCTATCGGTACCCCCAGAGAGATATGAAGATGCTATCGTCAATCTCAAAGAAGCAGGATGTCTCGAAGACCCAGAAAGATCCCGTGTGGTTGTGGAGAAACCCTTTGGGCACAACTATAAATCTGCTGATCATTTACAGTCAGTGGTTTCTAGACATCTACGCGAAAAACAAGTCTATCGCATTGACCATTATCTTGGTAAAGATACTGTCAACAATATTCTTGCTACACGGTTTAGCAATATTTTGTTGGAACCTTTATGGAATCGTAATTACATAGAAGAGATTCAGGTCTATGCAACCGAGACTATCGGTTGTGAAGGTAGGTCTCAATACTATGAAGGATCTGGTGTTATTAGAGATATGTTGCAGAACCATCTGCTTCAGATTATCTCTTTAGTTGCTATGGAACCACCATCAAAAATTGATGCTAGAGAGATTCGTCGTGAGAAGGTGAAAGTTCTTGCTGCAATGCGTCTTGGTAAGAAACTTATCCCAGGTCAATACATAGGTTACAGGGAAGAAGAAGGTGTTGATGACCACAGCGAGGTTCCCACATTCGTTGCAGGTGATATTTACATTGATAACTGGAGATGGCAAGGAGTTCCTTTCTATTATATGACAGGAAAGAACCTACCATATGGTTGTGTAGAGGTTGTGGTAAAACTAAAATCTCCACCCCAGCAGTTGTTTGATGGACACGAAGCAAACGATCGTATCGTAATGCGTTTCCAACCAAATGCTCACCTCGATATTCGTATCGATATTAAGAAACCTGGTCTTGATGATAGCGTTGAACTAGCAACTCTTAGTCACGATTATCCAATGGAGAATGCAAGTCAAGGATATACAAAACTTCTGTATGAAGCGATGGCAGGAAACCAGTCACACTTTGTACACGCAGAAGAAGTTCTTGAGTCTTGGCGCATTGTAGATGATCTTCTATGTGTTGGAGATCAATGTAAGATTAGAACTGTGCCACATCTTTATCACCCTGGCACTTGGGGACCATCTCATAAAACACAATTCATAACGGATTGGGAGTATCCTGAATGAATCTATTTCTTCGCCCACTGGAAGATGTGAATGATGTCACTTGGAGTATT